AACTAAAGCTCTGGCCAAGATTGCTTGGTACGGATAGGTTAGCAAGACCGCCAAACAAATTACTTTGTAACTGTGATGGACCAGCAGTAAGTGGGCCGCCATATGTTTGATACGGCTGTTGCGCTTGGGCTTGTGCTTGACCTAAGTAGTTTGTAATGTACGGAGCCGCCCAGTCGGCTAAGCCCTGTGTATTTGTGCCACCTACTGCGGGCATTCCTAATGTGCTTCCTGGTACGGTATCAGCCATGTCAGTTCCTTATGCGGGTAAGTATTTAGCGGCCTTTGTATCGGCTGCCACATTTTTTGTTTTACGGCGTGCTTTTTGCACTCGGTCCATCATTTCGTACAAGCGCTTAGCGCCTGCGTCTGTTGAGCCATTACCTAGCTCTGAAACAATACGGGCCGGTACAACAAACTCACCATCAGCAAGGCGGGCTGGTTGTTTACCTGCAATTGTCGCAGGAATATTGTCAGACACACCATCGCCAGGACCTCTGAGTAAACGGCCACCATCTGAGTAACCACCTAATGTAGAGATGCCGCCGCCATCAGCGTAGCCAATCATGCCTCCGCTAGCTTTGGGCGTGTAAGTTTGGGGTGAAAAGTATGTCTGGCCACCAGCCCCAGGACGGGAGGGTGCCGTATAAGGCAACATTCTTTGGTTGGCTTGCAACTGAGGAATGGAGGCTTGCGTGCCAGAGCTACCACCGCTTTTACCCATTTGAGACATTAGATACATCAGTAGCATCATTGTCATGGGATCCATGCCTGATTTGGTGCCAGCAGGGTTTGCGCCACCGGTAACTTTATCAAGCAAAGTTTTTAGCGGGTTGTTGGTATTGCCAATCGTAGTGCCAGGCGTTACTTTGGTTTCACCCGGTGTTGTTGTAACATTAGCGGCAGCACCCGGGCCAGCGCCAGTATTTGTGGCTACATTATTTGCCGATGTAATGGCTTTTACGCCTGTATTGTTTGGGTTGTTAATAGGCGAATTAGGATTGCCTAAAGCTACTTGCGAACCAGTTGGAACAAAACCAGACGCCGTCATAGTTCCGCCTGGCATATCAAGCGTAGCCCCTTGGCCTCCATTCATGCTGGTTTGGTTAGGCATTGTGTCGTTCTTTAGACCCGTGCCACCATTCATCATGTCTAGGTTGTTAAATTTATCAAATGCTTTGGCAGGGTTAATACCAATACCTTCGGAGAATGGAAGTCGATCTGTAGAGTCTTTTGCTAGCGCATCAATAATTGCTTGTGTGTTATCAGTTGCACCGCTATCCGAGCTTGGAAGATTGAGCGCATCTCTTTGCGATGGGGTAAGGGTATCAAGAACAGATGCAATACCATTGGTTGGAATTTTGGACAACGAACGCGTAGCTATTCCATTACTAGCATTACCAGTATTACCAGTATTACCCCCGACAAGATCAAGCAACCCAAGTTGAGCAAGCAAATCTTTATCCATGCCCATGTTAGATGTTGGACCTAAGTCGGTGCCTATATTACTAAGATCAGCCAAGAGACTGCTTAAATCAAAATTTCCAGCACTACCTCCGCCTAAGTCAATTCCGTCAAAGTTGCTTAGGTCAAAATTTCCGGCGCTACCACCGCTTAAGTCAATGCCATCAAAATTTAAGTCATCTGCCATATCTACTCCTTAAGGCCTTGCAGCCATTTTATTTGCGTTCATCGCTTGTTGCAACGCCGTATTCATAACTGCATTCTGCACATTAACTGGCTTGCCTGTTAAGCTACTTGTAATCAAGTTAGATGCAATACCTCCAGCATATGGCTGAACGCTTGTTGGCAAACTTTCTAATCCAAGATTGTTAAACACAGGATTGAGCGCAGAGTTAACGCCAGTATTGATTAAGGAAGTTAAACCAGCTTGCCCAACATTACCGCCCGTAATGGCAGAGTTTGTGATTGCTCCAGCCGCTTTTGGAAGTGCTGAATTTAGATAGCCGTTAATCATTGAGTTGTCTGTAAAGTTTCCTGTTGGCAAATTAGCGCCAACAAAGCCCCCTGCCAGATTACCTAAGCCACCACCAAGCGCGCCTTTTAAAATATCTTGACCTTGAAGACCAGCCATTATTCCGCCAGCACCAGCCGCACCTAAAACGCCACCTCCAAGTAAACCGCCTAAACCGCCCGTTGCTGCGGCCAAAGCAAGCATTCCAAGTGGGTTACTGCCGATGTCTTGAAGCATTCCACCAACAAAACCACTGTTATAACTTCCATGCGTAGCAGGTTTTGCGTTGCCTTGTGCATCCCAATTGCCAGTAAGGTAGTGATGGCCATCGAGCCAAGTTGCCTGTTTTGGATTGCCGTAGTAGCCTATTAATTTGCCACTGTTGTCATAGTTGGCGAATACTTCTTCACCGTTTACATTAACTGGTTTAGTTTGATAAAAGTTTCCATCCTCATCTTGTTCGATGCCGGATGTTTTTAATTTTGGAGGTGGTGTATATGTATATGGGTTTCCATCTTCGTCATACTGTGTTTTTGGCGCTTGTTTTGTAAACTCCAACTGCTGTGGAATTTCTTTCTTTGCCTTGTCCGTCAAGGACGACATAAGTTGTAATTGATAGTTTTGAGTTTTACCGCCAAATACTTCATTAGCGCTATATTGTGTGTTTTTAAGAATGTTTTCAACAGTAGCAATCTGTGGGGCATATTGAGCCGCAGATGCTGGAGTGGCTTTGGCTTTTGTCAAGAAGTCCTGGTAGCTAGTTACCAAGTCTCTATTGCCACTCTGTGCATCACGCAAAGCAAAAGCAGGCATATTCTGGGAAATCTTATCCAAAGCAGCGCCATAAATACCTGAAGCGCGCGGATCTTTCCTGGCTGCATCTATTTTCTTTTGGACATCCTCAGCCGTATAACTGTTGTCAGTCATCATCTTTTGCAGATCTGTCTGCAAGTTACGAATAGGATCTAAGTACGCCTTAACATCATCTACAGTGGTTTTGCCACCCGTTGCTTTAGCCAATTCAGCATCTGTTGTGCCGTACTTTTGTTGCAACGCTAAAAGATTCTGCGTCTTTTGTACATCGTCATACTTCTTAGGATCATTGAGCTGGGAAACAATTGACCCCAAACCTTTGTCATACATGTCAAAGTAAGACTGGGCGGTTGCCTTATCTAACCCGCCATACTTAACAAGATCATCCGCCGTCATATTGCGATCAACCGCTTGCTTATGAATAGCTCCAACCTCGTTCATGGTTGTGCCAGGTTCTTGAGCCAGTGTGGTGGTCAAGAAATCATTGATGTTTTTTTTGTACGTGTCGTAAAGCGGCTGAACTTTATCTTTACCAAGAATCTGTTCTAAGCGCGTTTGGTCATATCCTTTTTGTCGGGCTTGGTCTAGTATTTTGTTGGCTTGATCTGCATAAGAAAGAGTTGTATCTCCAAATACGCTAGTTGCGTAGTCTTTGATTCCCGTGTTTTCTGTATTGGTTTTCCTAATATCCAATGCTTTTTGAGAATATGCATCGTTTGGATTTGCTGCAATATAGGCATCAACGGCATTATTAAAAACGCTATTAAAGTCTTGAGGTTTTACGGCACCTGACGCTAACTGGCCTTTCCAATAATTAAGCCCTTCGTTAGTGGCATCAATCGTATTGGGGTCAAGACCTAGATTGGTGGCATAAGCATCTTTAACTAATTTGTCGTAAATAACATTAGAGTCAGAAGGACGATGCTCTTGAGATCCAAAGTTTTGATAGTGATACTGAGCAAACTGCTCTGGCGTCATACCATAGTTGTTTGTTTTGTAAGCATCAGACACATCTTTATTAAGCGCTAAATAAGCATTAGCATCAAAATTTGTGGGGGTGGCTGGTGGTGGTGTAGGAGGTTTGTAATCTGGATGCTGTGTTGCATACTGATTAACAGAATATTGAAATGCATTACCAAAGTCTTGAGGCTTAAGGGCGCCACTATTCAATTGGCCTGTCCAATAATTTAATCCTTCGTTATTAGCTGCAATCGTGTTGGGATCAAGACCAGCATAAGTACTATACGCATTACGAACCATAGTGTCGTAATTGGGCGCAGCAGCTGCTGGTTGTACAGGAGCAATAGACTGCAATCCATTTCCAAGCGCAGAAACAAGCTGGTCATTGGTTGCTGTTGGATTAGATGCTTGCCATGCGGCTACTTGGTCTTCTGTATATGCCACGATTAACCTACTTTCCAATTTGTTCCGTCAGAATAGACGGGCACTTTAACAGCGCCTGCGCCCACGACAGTAGCACCAAATGTTGGCGCAAGTGCATCCGTTACAAAAGATCTTGTGCCAGCGCCGGATGTTGATGCGCTTGGCAATGTTGCCACCGTGTAGTTAGTTAAATTAGGAATGTCTGACGATGCCGTCAATTGTCCTACCAAGCTATCCAGACGGTTGAAGTACAAACGCAAGACATTGTTTAACTGGTCCTGATACTGCGGGTTGTACTCAGGCGTAGCCAGTGGCAGGCTAGGCGCAGCAATTTTATTTAGCTGGAAATCGGTAGTAACAATATAGGTCATCGTCTGCCGTCCGGTTTGATGTCAAGGCGCGTAGCACCTAGCTGCCACGTAGTACCAATCTTGTTAGAACCTATCTTCAGAATCAACTGACGTCCGCGAACACGGGTATTTACCTGGCCAGTAAACCCTTCAGTAATCGTATATTGAGCACCCGTTAGCTGAGATACACCAGCTGCAACAGGAGTTCCTGTACCAGAGCCTGAGTTCTGCATTGGGTAAATGGTCATCGTTACTTGACCTGTTGAACCAGAGGTAGTTCCTGAGAACGTCAAGTCAGGCAGCATACGCCAGATAAAACCAAACTTATCACCATCGTCAATATCAAACTCAGATGATGAGATGTAGGCGTCGATTGCCCGAATTGTGCTGGTTTCGTTGTCGTCTACACCATACTCTTGGTTCATCAGGTTGTAGTTATAACCAGCAGATAGCGGGTAATCTCTTAGCCCAGAATCAATCCATGCTGTTCGTGCCATCGTGCCGTAGTACCAGCACTTTTCTTGGTAGTTATACACAACATAACGGTTAATTGATGTGTTTCCAGCAGAACAATAGAACCACCAGACTTCGTTGAAGCCTTCGTTGGTGCTGGAGAAGACCTGTTGAGACTGGCCAAGGTTGATGTCTTGGTAGATAAACTTACGCAGATCGCAGTTCAATGTAGCAACGCGGCCATCGTACATATAGAACTTATCCACACCCATCCAGTACACCACGCCAGAAGCCTGAGATACAGCGTTAGGGCTGATGATGGAGATGTTGTCACCAAGTAACTGAGTTCCCCAAACTGTGGGTGGTCCAAGGTATTGGAGAGAATAAACCGCAGAGTCAGACCAAACCACAATCTCTTGACGGGTCTGAATAGATGTAATTAACTGTGATCCATGCGACAAGCGGATACTGCCCGCTTGATTTGTAGCCGATGGCGTCCACTGCGTCACTGATTCTTGATCAGACCAGCGAATAAGCATTGGATCTTGGATTGAGCTGCCAAGATCGTTACAGCCAAAAGCAAATGTAAAGCGGCTGATGTCAGACACATATACAAAGTTTTGGATGATTGGCACATCTGACGCGCCGTATAGCGATGTAACTGGAACAGCATTTGGCAATATGTAATGCAACCCAGATTGAGTGCCTGACGTATTAATAGCCGCGCCGCCCGGTGTAAGCGACAGGTTAAATGACGTACCTGAGACGCCCTTAAC